ATAATTAAATGCCCTTGCTAACTCCATCCGCAGTGCATATTGACCAGCCGTTGACTAACCTCACACTGGCTTATGCACAATCACAAGAAAACTTTATTGCGGATAAAGTATTTCCTACAGTAGGTGTTCAGAAACAGTCTGACAAATACTATCTCTATGACCGTGCGAACATGAATCGCACAGGTGATGTGGCTAAACTAGCTCCACGTACAGAAGTAAACCGTATCGGTATGACTATTTCAAACAGCAGCTATTTTGCTGACGTTTATGGTCTTGGTATGGACTTTGATGAACAGACTTTGGCTAACGAAGATGCTGCATTAGAGATCCGTTCTGCTGGTGCTGAAACTCTGGCGATGCGTCTGATGATCCATCGTGAAGAGCAGTTTGCTACAAACTTCTTCTCAGACAACATCTGGGGAACCAACTATGACGGTGCTGGCGCAACAGCAGGAACTAACTTCCTGTATTGGGATGATGCTGCTGCTAAACCAATCCAAAACGTAACTGACCTACGCCGTGTAATGCAGCTTAAGTCAGGTGGCTTCAAGCCAAACACAATGGTTGTTGGTAAAGAAGTACGTGATGCTTTGGTAAACAACGCAGACATCTTGGCTCGCTTGAACGGTGGAGCAACTGTAACCAACACAGCTTTGGTAACTGATGCTAAACTGGCTGAGATCTTTGAGGTAGAGAACTTCTACGTCATGGAAGCTGTCAAGAACTCATCTGTTGAAGGTGTTGCAGAGAGCAATGCGTTTATCGGTGGTAAACATGCTATGTTGTGCTACACACCAAACAATGCTGGTCTTATGTCACCAGCCGCTGGTTTGACCTTTGCTTGGAATAACCTTGAAGGTGTAAACAACTTAGGTATCACTGTTGAGTCATTCTCAGACGATGCTCTTAAGCGTCAACAGATTGCTGAGATGATCCAAGTTAAGATGTCTTACGATATGCAAATCGTAGGTGCTGACTTGGGTGCCTTCGTAAACGGCATCGTACAGTAAGTATTTACTATGGTGGGGGCTGTAGTGGCCCTCACTTCCCCTTAATCAAAGGATTACCCGATGTTCCTTAATGAGCCGATGCAGTACGACAGACCACTCTTTGTCACCCTGACTATGAAAGCACAAGGCCGCACATTTAATGCTGGTGATGAGCTTAAATGGAAAGAGATAGGTTTAGATAAAGAATTAGTAAAGATACTCTACAGAGAAGGTAGACTAAGACACAGTTCAACCCTTGAAGCTGAAACCAAAGTAGGTGACGGACTAGAGGTACTTGATGTAGGTGGACTACACAACTTAGTGGATGGTATCAACGAGAAAGTAAAATCTAAGACAAGCTCTGACGCTGATTTCCAAAAGAAGAAGTGTAAGAAGTCTAAGATAGCTGATAAACAACGTGGGCTTATTCGTAGCTGGCGTAGAAACTATGGTCACATGGAGACTTAACTAATGGCTTGGAGCTACGACGAAACTGACTTAGATATTTCTACAGCTTCTGGTCAACTAAATGCTGTACGACTTCTCTTAGGGGATACTGATCAAAATGATCAACAAACCTCTAACGAGGAAGTTATTTTTGGATTAGCCCAAACAAACTCTAATGTATACTTAGCTGCGGCATGGTCTGCTAGGACTGTTGCCGCTCAGTACTCTCGCAGAGTTACACAGGACTTATCAGGCGCTCTTAGCGCTAACTACAGCGATCTACAAAACCACTATATAAATTTAGCTGAAACACTAGAACATCAAGGTAAGAAGACTGGTGCCCTGTTAGGTGTTAAAGCCGGTGGTATTAGTATCGCCACTGTGGATAATGTAAGGCAGAATACAGACCGCATTGCACCATCCTTCCGTAGAGACAGATTTAAGAACCCACCAAGTTACAGTGGTGATGACTACGATTATAGTTAAGGGGTAGGTGATGGCATTCTCAAGAGGGTATAACCTACTTAAGATGGTTGATGAGTTTGGGGAAACCCTTACTTTAAAGAAGAAAGCTACAGCAGGAACCTACAATCCTACTACGGGAACAGTGACAGGTTCCGCTACAACCGACTATAGCTTTACTGGATACTTCTACAATTACGATCAAAGTATCATAGCTAACGTAGATGAGATCCGTAGAGGCACCCGTAAATGTGTAGTCCCAGCTTTAGGATTAGAAGTAGAACCCGATGACGAAGATCAGATTGTTGGTAACGGTGACACAGTTAATGTCATTTCTGTTGTTACTATATTTTCTAATGGGGTCAAGATTTGTTTCTTGTGTGATGTGAGAGAATAATGGCTCAGAGTACTTTTAAATCGGGCCTTGATAAAATTGTCGGTGATGCTGCTAGAAAAGGTATGCGAAGAGGTCTTGAAGAAAGACTTGACAACATGGCAAGAGATGCTGTCGGATTAGGTACTATTAATGTTCCTGTATGGAGTGGTGCTTACGTTAGATCCTTTTCATTTAAGGCTAATAACACCTCAAGCAGAGGCCGTCGAGTGCCTTCTGACAATTACGCTGGAGGCTCACCTACAGGTGGTGCAGAAGACAGGGACGCCGGTCTTAGAAATCTTGAATCAGATATATTTTCTATTCTTGACGATGAGAATACTGATATTAAAACTATAACTCTTAGAAATGACTCTCCACATGCTAGTGCTGTTGAAGAAGGTTCTCTAACAGTTCCCCTAAAGGGTAATGAACAAGGACTTGTGTTCGATAATGCTTATAAAGTGTTCGCACAGATAAGGAGAAAGTATGGCTAGTATACATAACGACATACGTGCAGCACTTGAAAATAAATTAGTTAATACCTCTGGATTGCCTTCAGGTATAGCTTTTGAGAATGTTTCTTTTAGTCCGACTACAGGTACAAGTTTTCTTCGTACATTTTATATTCCGACATCCCGCAGACCCGCTGTTAGAGGTTTAAATCCACAACAGAGATATGAAGGTATCTTTGGTGTAACAGCCTACGCCCCAGAAGGTAATGGCCCCGCTGCTGCAGATAGTCTTGTTAATACTATTATCGAGTCTTTTGAAGCAACCACTAAAATCTCCTACTCTGGGGATGAAACAATCACTGTATCCATAGACTACGCTGAAAGACAGCAAGGTTTGTTAGATACGCCTTGGTACTACGTTCCGATTAATATCGGATGGTACTGTTATAACAATTAGGAGAATACAACATGGCCTTCGCACAAGGTTCTCGTTCCAGTCTATCGTACATTGTGGAAAGCGCATTTGGTACGACTCCCACTGGTAACTTTACATCCCTTCCCTTTAGTACTCATGGTCTAAACTTATCTAAGGATCGTGTGGCAGGTACTGACATTCAAGCTGACCGTATGCCTCGCCATGATCGTCATGGTAACAAACAGGTATCTGGGGAAATAGTAGCAGACTTAAGAGAAGCAGACTTTGACCCTTTTCTTGAATCTGCAATGCTTAATACTTTCTCTGGTAGCACTCTAAAAGTAGGTACTACACCTAGGTTCTTTTCCCTTGAAGACTATGCAGCTGATATTGATCAGTCTAGGGTATTTACAGGTTGTACTGTATCTACAATGGGTGTTTCTATCGCCCCTAATCAGATGGTAACAACTACCTTCGGTATCGTAGGTAAGGATATGTCCATAAGCGGAACCCAGAAGACGTTAACTGCAGCGAGTAACAACGCTCCTTTTGATGCTTACTCTGGTTCACTTTCTATAGGAAATACAGGTGCCACTCCCTCTGCTTCTGCTATTATCACAGGTATGGACTTTACACTTAATAACTCCTTTGCACCAACCTTTGTTGTAGGTAGTGACTCTGCTCCACAGCTTGAAGTAGGTCGTGCTGAAGTTGAGGGTACTATGTCTGCCTACTTTGAAGATTCAGCCCTTATAAACAGGTTCATCAATGAGACAGAGACAGAACTTAATGTAGTGGTAGGTGATGGTACAAATACACTAACCTTCAATTTCCCACGGGCCAAGATCAATAGTGCAGACGTAGGTGTAGATGGGCCAACCAGCCGTGTTATCTCTATGTCATTTGTAGCTCTGTATGACACTACAGATACAACTAACTTTACTATTACAAGGTCATAAGAATCCCTAGCTAGGGCGGGGGAGTGTTGGTGTCGGGTCTAATGCTCCCCCTTTAATTAATGAACCCGACAACTTTTACCCGAAAGGAAACTCGACATGGACTTGAAAGATTTAATCCCGACCACAAACACTGTAGATGTAGAACTACTGCATCCATTCTCTGAAGAGCCTCTCTTAAATGATGATGGAACCCCTATGTCAATCACCCTTTATGCCGCACACTCTAAAGAGTACAAAGCAGCATTACATGAGCAAACAAACATTCGTCTTAAGAAAGCTCAAGAAAACAAGGGAAAGATTGAGGTCACAGCGGAAGAGATGGAGAGGTCTAACATCGACTTGATAGCTAAAGCTACTAAGTCTTGGAACTTAACTTTTGATGGTGACAGCCCAGATTTCACTGTAGCTAAAGCTAAACAGCTTTACGAAGAAGTATTCTGGATGCGTGGACAGATAGAGGAGGCATTGGCTAACTCGCTGGATTTTACGAAGACCTGATCAGTCAAATAGAAGCTTATGCTGAACATCAGTTCGACTTAAGCAAGACTGATCAGAACGGCACATCAGAACGTGAACACCTAGAACAAGTAGAAAGGCAGACTGGAAAAAGACTTAAACAACTAGATGGACCCGAATTTCCTACGTTGTTGTCTCACATCTGGTCTGCCTTTATTTTATTAAGTAACAGCAGAACTATGGGTTTCTCAGGCCCTAACCCGATAACTTACGAACAAATAAAAGCATGGAAAGAAGTGACACAAACACCATTAGAAGCTTGGGAAGTATCAGCACTAAAGCGTTTGGACACTATCTTTATAAGGGTTATGAATGGAAAATGAAGTCTTAAAACTCATCCTCTCTGTTGAGGACAAGTCTGTCATTAAGGCTACCCAAGAGGCTAAACGTCTTGAGAAAGAAATCAAGGCGCTTGTAGCTACTGAGAAAGTGTTGGGCAAAGAGCATGAGATAGTCAAACAAAAGACTATAGAGATAAAGAGAAAGCTGCAAGACTATGCCAATATCAGTAGTCAGAAGGCTGTCCCTACCCTTAAGAAACTTATACAAACTGAGAGAAGTCTTAGTCGAGAAGTTGACAAGAATACTGCTGCTTTAACAAGAAATACTAAAGCTACAAAAACTGCTGCTAATGCGACCAACCAATACGGAAGCTACGCTGCTGGTGCTGGTAAAAAACTAAACACTATGAATATGCGTATTCAACAAGGTGGTTACCAACTTCAGGATCTTGTTGTACAGCTTCAGTCTGGCACTAGCTTCTTTACAGCTTTTGGACAACAGGGTTCGCAGTTTGCTGGTATCTTTGGGCCACAAGGTGCTGTTTTAGGTGCTGTTATTGCCATAGGATCAGCTATAGGTGGTATGGCTCTTGGTTTTAGTAAAGCTAGTAAGAATGCTAAAACATTTAGTGATGGTATGAGTGACGCTAGGTCGGCTTTAGATGAATACAAAAATAGCATAGATAGAGTTAAAGATGCAGATCTTGCTCAAGTATTCGGTGATAATACTCAAGCCATTATTGACATGGACGAAGCCAGTTTAGAGTTTTCGTCAAATTTGGCTAAACTAAATCTAGCAGCAGGTTTTACCGATCTTACATCTAGTTTAGACTCCAGCAGAACAGTTATGCAAGGTTTGGCTAGAGATTCTTTAGGTCTTTTGGCTACTCTTAATGATATTGTAACTCTAGGTTTCTTTGACTTTAGAGAAAAACAACAATCTATGTTTTCTGGTGAAAGCGGTCTTAAATCTTTAGGGTTTACTGAAGGGCAGTTAAGTAAGTTTGGCGGCTCTGCAACTTTACCTAAGAGAATTACTGGTATTCAAACACAAATGAATACAGGGCAGTTTAAAGATGCTGCTGAAGGTGTTCAACAAATATTTGACATACTTAAGGGAAGCGGGGATGAACTCTCTGCATCGGCTTTAGTTTTTCTTGATCAACTTAAATCATCTGTTGACTCAGCATTAGAAATACAGGCTAGTTTTAATGGCACTGCACAAGCTGCTAAAGATGCAGCAGAAGCTGCAAAACAGGCTGCTGAAGATGATGAAAATCGTATTAAAGATTTAGCTGCTGCTGAGTTAAAACTCTGGAAAGAAAACAACGAATACACAGAGGAGCAGAAAAGGTTAGATGCAGAGGGTGATTTAGCCATACTTAATAGTCGAGCCCAAGCTGAACGAGATTTAATTTCTGCTAACTCTAAGTATGAAAGAGAACAGGACGCTCTAAGGAAAAAAGAGTTAGACGAAACTAATAAAAAGGTCACAGAGTTAGCTGAAAGACTCTCTATACCCTTTTCTGCAGCACTTTCTCTTATACGTCAAGCTAAGGCTGAAGCTACTGTAGGTCTTGATGCTTTTGGTGGCGCTGGGGACTTTAAGTATAATGTACCTACTAAGTTTAGTCCCCCTAAAAAAGTAAAAGGAGCTAAAGCTCCTAAAGATCCTCTGCAACAGCTTATGAAGAGACTTACGTTAGAAAAACGTCTTTTGGGTGTAGAAGAAGATAGGGCTGCAGTTATGCAAGCTCTAGGAGAGTCTTACAGTAAGTACACTCCTGAGCAGATAAGCTCAGCTATAGAACTTACAGAGTACATAAGAAAACAGAACGAAGCTCTAAAAGATCAACAAGATGAGTTAGACCGCCTTAAAGACACGGCTGAACAATTAGCTGCGCCTTTTGATGATTTCTTCATGTCTTTAGTTGATGGCACTAAAACGGTTAGTGATTCTTTTAAGGTTATGGCTTCCGATATTCTTAAAGAACTATACAGAGTTCTTGTAGTCAAGCAAACTGTGAGTAACATAACCGATTTATCAGGAGATATCACAAGTCTTATGTCTGGTAGTAACCCTTTCGCAGGGTTTGATGGTGGTGGATACACAGGCTCAGGGTCAAGATCAGGTGGCTTAGACGGTAAGGGTGGCTTTATGGCTATGCTACACCCCAGAGAGACTGTTGTAGACCACACTAAAGGTCAAGGTATTGGAGGTGCTACTATAAATCAAGTGTTTAATATATCAGCTAATACATCAGACGATACCAAGAGACTTATCACTAAGACTATTGAACAGTCATCCTCAACTATCGTTAACCAATCCGTAAATGCAGTTATGGACCGGAGACGTAGAGGCGGATCAATGAAATCAGTGTTTGGATAAATCATGGCTATAACTTACCCCCTTAATACTCCCACCACTATAGGAATAGAGAGTATTGAGCTACGAGCTATGAATGCTGTAGCTGTCTCTCAGTCTCCCTTTACATATAAGCAACAAGTAATAGCGCATCAGGGTCAAATCTGGTCTGCCTCAGTTACTATTCCCTCTGTACGCAGAGATCTAGCAGCCGCTTGGAAAGCTATGTTGATGGCTCTTAAAGGGCCTGTGGGTACTTTTCTACTAGGTGACCCTGATTATGCTACTCCTAGAGGTACAGTAAGTGGTACACCTACTTTGTCAGGAACAGAGGGAAGTGACACAGTAACTATTAATCTTACAGGCACTTTATTAGCTGGTGACTATATACAACTGGGTACAGGTTCTGACGCTAGGTTACACCAAGTGTTAGTAGATAAAAGTGGCAGTGGTAGTTTAGAAATTTGGCCTAAACTAAGGAGTACATACTCAGGTGAGACCGTAATTTACAGCAACCCTAAAGGTGTCTTTAGACTTGGTAGTAGTACTACAGCTTGGTCCATAGACAATGCCAGCTTTTATGGCATTTCCTTTGATGCAATAGAGGCTCTTCAGTAATGTCTCGTACTTTACCTTCAACTATAACCAACGCCTTGGACGATGATGTCGTTAACCCTTTCTTTGCTGTTGAGTTAGACTTTGATAATTCAGATGTATTACGTCTGTGGACTGGTGTAGGTACACTTACCTTTGAGGGGCATGATTGGACAGGTGCTGGAACACTTTTAGGCATATCAGCCATTGAGGAGACTACAGAGACTGCCGCTAGAGGGGCTGATATTACTATTACTGGTTTACCCTCTGAAGTTTTAGCCCTAGCTCTTAGTACACCGTATCAAGGTAGAACTTGCAAAATATACTTCGGTGTCTCTTCTACGTCTATGACCGAGATATTTGCTGGCTATATGGATCAGATGAACGTTTCCGAAGAGGCTGACAAAGGTACTGTTCAGATCAAAGTCGAGAACAAGTTGATTGACTTAGAAAGAGCTAGGATAGCTAGATACACCTCTCAGTATCAAAGATCCAGAGATATCTCTGGAGCAAGCGATGATGCAGGGTTTGATTTTGTAGCTACAATGCAAGACCAGAAACTAGCTTGGGGTAGGAGTTCTGAAAGCTAATGGGTAACTGGTTATCAGAAACAACAGGTATAGATATTGACCTGTTAGATAAAAATGACAACTTAGGGGCTGCTATTAGCGCCACTGTTGCCGCAACTTTTGCATATGTAACAGGTGGCCCTACAGCTGCTATGTCAACTTTCGCTAAGACCTATGCTATTTCTCTTGGAACATCTGCAGCAATTAAAGCCTTACTTCCAATGGAAGAACAAACGGGCGATCAGGGTTATCTACTAACTCAAAGAGGTTCGACTATGCCTCATCAAGTTATCTACGGTAAAACTAGAATAGCGGGTGGTATAGTCTTTCAAGGTGTTACAGATAACAATAAATACCTACACACTGTGTTAGCTTTTGCTGGGCATGAAGTAGAAGATTTTGAGACTATCTATCTCAATGATGAAATAATAACCTTAACCGGAAACGAGGTTACTGATTCAGGTAATGATAATGTGTACGGTAAGTTCTACCTTAAAACAGGAAGACCGGCGGTACGCATTGTTAAGAAGTTAGGTACTTCTACACAAACCGCAGTTACGTCCTCTGATTTAGGTGTCATATCTCCTCCTGCAAAGTGGGATATAAACTGTAAACTGTTAGCGACGGCTTATCTTTATATTGTGCTAGAGTATAATGCTGATGTTTTTCCTAATGGTGTACCTGAAGTAACAGCCGTAGTTAAAGGCAAGAAAGTCTATGACACCCGTACAAACTCTACAGCTTGGTCTGACAACCCTGCTCTATGTTTAAGAGATTACATTACTTCAGGTAAGGGTGCTACAAATACAACTATCTATAACTACGGCATAAGTGAAGATGTTGAAAGTGTAGATGATTCACTTGTTAGTATAGCTG